TCCCGTGCCTTTACAGTTTCTACTGATTTCTTGGTCTTAGGATCGACTAAGTTCCATTTCATATCTTGATCAACAGCTTCCATAAATGCATCAGGAACATTAACACCATGATGGAGGTTTAAACACTTTCTATTAACATCACCTGTAGGTATTCTTAGTGACATGAACTCCATGATATCTGGATGTGATATATCCATGTAGGCTGCATATGAACCCTTACGAGTTACACCTTGTTTATATGCTGTCATATCAGCATCAACAGTATGTAGGAATGGAATAGGGCCAGGTGCTATATCTGATACGGATCGTACATCAGACCAATGACCACCAACACCACCACCCTTAACAGACAACCATCTCAGTTCGGATGTATGCTCAATAAGTCCTTCTAATGTATCTGGCACATACCCAAGGAAGCAAGAGATAGGAAGACCTCTTACTTTCTCATCCTTTTTGGGTGCGTTGGATAGGATTGGCGAGGAAAACATAAACCAGTTTTTATTTATATACGAAAATATACGTTTTGCCAGTTTACTATCCCCATCACTGAACGCCTCTGCTGTTCTACGAAAAGCTTCTTCAGGTGTTTTCTCATCATCACGCATATAATAGTCTTTTAATAATTTAGCAGACTGTTCAGTTAATTCCATTATTTCTCCTCTTCGGCACTTAACGAGTTCCAAAGAACCTCATCCTTTTTTTGATGCTCGGCATTGTCATACTGTAAATCTTTAATTGTGTGTTTTAGTTCTTCATTTTCATTTTGTAGAATCTCGATTTCTTCTGTTTTGTTCATGACTATCTCCGTAACAATCTTTAATTTTATTAATTAATGTCTTCTTATACAGTTCAGTGTCATACACAAGGAATATATTATAGTTTTTTACCTTATAAGATATAGATGGCCAGTAATGTGATACATTCTTATCAAAGTTTTTAGAAAACCTAAGAAAGTTATCTAAAATTGCAAGAGTTTCAATAGACACATTCCTCTGTAATAACATTGGTATCTTACCATCAGAGCAATCGAATATCTCCTCAAAAGACTCTGTTTCACTTAGCACATCGTTTATATCGTTACTAAATCTATAAAATAAACTTTCAATATTGCATTTCAACTTGTTATAATTTTCTTCAGTCATACTCGCCACATGGAGTGAGTCTAGCTGATACTTTGAAGATGTTCCATATATTATATTAGATATAACATATTTTATGAACTCTTCTTTATTATGACACCGAGATGCCTTTTTGAAAAAAAACTTATCTTTCCTCTTGTTGTAATTTGCAACTGAATAATTAAATCCCAACCCATTATATGTATTGGCCAATCTAAGGAAATTGAAACCGTCCCTTGAAAAGTGACTCTTTATGGCTATGTAATGTTTACAAGCCTCATATTCGTTCCAGACGTGGTTCATACAGGCAGTTGTGGATTTCTCTTGACTATTTTGAGTTTAGATGCATCATAGTATAATTTCTCCTTTAATGTAGGCGTTAACAATTTTGCAGCAGATTCAACTTCTATCTCATTCTTTTCACAATACCACACAATTGTATCTAACAATTCCATTGAGTGTTCACTCGCTAAGTCCTCAATCATTTTTGAAAATATCTTAGGCGTTTGTAATTTTTCCATTCACTTTCTCCATTTTATAAATTAAAATCTAAGCGCCAATATTCATTTTAGCAATTAAATATGACTTGATAAACCCAGAACGAACAATATCGTTCAGTCCAAACTCAATACAATCGAACTCTTCCATCGTACTTAATATAGATAACATTGTCGTAAACCCAACAGACTCCGTTTTATTTAAATCTGTCTGATCGATATCACCACAGAAAATAATCCTTGAGCCTTGCCCAACCCTTGTTATGATAGAGTTCAATTCCCAGAATGTTAAATTTTGTGACTCATCAACAAGAATGATAGAATTATCTAGTGTAATACCCCTAATAAACGATGTCGTAAGAAATCGAACAGTTCCTTGCTCAATAAGTCTTGTATATAACGAACTGAATGCCTCATCGGATTGCTGCTCAAACATAAACTTAACCATATGCTTATATGGCGCTTGATATAACTCGGACTTCTCTTCAATAGAGCCTGGCAGAAACCCAACATCTCTTGTTGGAACAAGTGAACGGACTATATACACATCCTTTCTTTCTATCAAAGCTTCCTTTAAAGCACAATATAATGTAATAAAAGTTTTCCCTGTACCAGCAGAACCATATAGGAATAAATGTTTATCTTCATTATATGATTTTACAGTCCTTTCTTGCGTCTTCGTTACAGGTTCAATTTTAACTAAATTCTCTTTTCGTACAGTCATTTTTTTTGTAGAGGCCATTTGTTATCGTCCTTTAATTGATTTCCATAGTCGCAGCCGGCGACTTCCTTTTTACTTCTTTTAACACGTCCTTAAATCCGTCAGGTGTATTCTTTAACGGGCTACCCACCCCAGTTACGATAGTGGGCGATCCAACAATCTGTTCATATTCCCCTGAACTTGTTAGTTCTTCCATTCTAGATATTGATATACGCACATCAGATGTTATACCTGATTTTATTTCTTTTAATGTATATGTTGGCATTATTTCCTCTGGTAGTTTTTATCCCAATCAAAAGCTTCACGCACAACTGAATCAGATATAACGTACTTACGATGAAGAGATTTGTCTTTTGCAGAAATTAATAGTTCTGCCTCACTTGGATGTAAACATTCTAACATTTGAATAAACATTAGTTCTCGTTTATTCTGCTTAATTAGATTGTTTCCACCTTTAACGAAATTATAAAGTGTTGGTATTTCTGAAACCAAAAATTTATGAGTACCGTCACCCAATTCTGATTCAGACTTTTTGTATGGAACATCGCCGTCAGGCAACAGCCATTTAATATTCGGATCATACGAGCTTTTCAATAATGCTCGGAGTTCTGGCGAATCATACCTTTTTAATCGTTTAGTTTTTACAGTCTTTGTGTTTCCCTTAGAAACATCAGTTAACATTTCATGAATGGTGTATTGCATTATTTCTCCTAAAAGTTATCAATTTCAGCTATAAATTTTTTGTACTTATTTGTAATGAAGTAATCCAGTAACTTAGATTTCTTATTCGTCTTGACTTCAGAAAATGTTGTTAATATGGATTGTACTATATCCTCTGGGATACAATCAAAATCAATCAATAACTCGTTCCGCTGAAAGTTTCTGAACATCTCATCATCACAAAATTCTTTTGGGTCGTGACCAATCCAACCTTCTACTTTTTTCTTTGATATGGGGGTTTGTCTTCCACCATTAACGAACACAGAATCATCAGATAAAAGGTTCGGAACACCATCCCCTCTGTCGCCTCTAATAATATGTTCTCTAAGATAATTAGATGCAGATTGACTTGGCGATACCAGTTTTTTAGTCATAGGACTATATTGTTTTACATGGGCATACCTATGCAATTGGAAATAATCCTTATCCGATGATATAATTAGTGTCGGTTCTCTTGTATTTTTAACCAACACAGCTATTACATCATCGGCCTCTGTTCTTGCACATTCAACAACCTTAAATGGAAAGTGTTCTATGAGATCACTTTTAACAATATTAATTGTATCATACACTAAAGCCCAGTCCTTTGTCGTATCTTTTTTCTTATTACTCCTTCTTACCGCTTTGTAATTATCAAATACCTCTCTTCTCCACGGTTTCTTTGCATCAATACACAGAATAACTTCACCATATTTAGAACTATATTTTTTATTATAGTTCAATATAGATTCATATATTGAGTTCTTGTATGCGTGTATGTCAACCTTGTTGTCATTATATGTCATATGAACCATCATGTTTGCAATAAACATTTGGCTCGAATCAATCAAAATCATTAATCATCCTCTATTTCATCTTCAAAAAATTCATTTTCCCCACAAAACGGACAACAAGTTATAGAATACTTGCTTTCCTCTAGTGAATGCGACACCTTGAAACTTGCCTCACAACTGTCGCATTGATAGTATTTTCCAAAATCATCCATTTACGTCCTCTTCCATTCCGTTAGTTTTAAACTAGCCGTCATACCAGAATATATATTATCATCTATAATTTTTTGGAGTTCTGGTATTTCGATTCCATTCGACACATACTCATTTATATCTTTGCCCCTAACCGTGTCTGGCAGTAAACATACTCTATATCCCATCTCAATAAATCTCTTAATATTTTTAACAATTATTTTATTTCTTGGTTCTTTATCTGGGATTAATATACATCTTTCTTTATCAACAACACTGGATACTCTTGCCAAATTTGAGTTATTTACAGCTATTGAATTATCAATAAACATCGAATCTATTGCACCTTCAACAATATATATATCTTTTTTGAAATCAATATCGTTCAATCCATAAAATAATTGTTCCTCTGTATATGACACATTAGCGTATCTCATGCCAGAACTTTTTAGAGCTCTACCAGTAAATCCGACAAGTCTACGGTCTTTGTTATGATACGGTATGATCAATCTCTCATCTTTTATAGATGACTCATTATCAAGTTTATTGAATTCATCAATATAATAGAGTTTAGAATACTCAGACTTTGGAATTTTCCTAGACTTGACGTATTCTATCGCTATATGAGTTGAAGGCAACTTAGACAAGCTCGTTGCAACTCTTGATAGAATATTTGTATTGAATACGGGTTTTTGAAAGTCGAACTCTTTAACGGGTTCTTTTTTGACTTCGTGTTTTGATTTAAATTTCTCAAAATAATATTGTTTTGCCAAGGATACATCAAGTTTATTGATAAGGTTGTACATAGATTGTGATATGTTACAATTATGACAATAATAGAAAGCTTCTTGCTTATTTTCTATTATCCAACCACGAGCCTTAGTTTTTGATTTTTCTGAGTCACCGCAAAAAGGACACCTGAAGTTGTATTCAGATGCCGATTTCTTTTTAAACCTGTCCAGTCTGGCAGATATAAGATTAATGTATTTTAAATCAATATAGTTCATAATATACATTATACAACATATTCGTTGTAATGTCAATTATATTATGGTTTTGATTTAGATCCTAGTTCAA